TACCCGACACCATCGGCCCCGAAGAACAGCCCGGTCGGCGGAATGTTGTCGTTCTCTTCCAGCACGATGCGCAAACGCGGGCCGGTAACGACCGCCTCAACCTTGCGCGGAGCCGGAGCCTCGCGAATCACTGCGGGTTCCATCTGGATCGGCGAGAAGCCGGGAGCATCGTTGTCCGAGAGATTGTCGCCGAATGGGTTGTTGCTCATGATGCGTCTCCTATGGTTGCCCGCGTGAACGATGTTTTGTATTCGTCTCCATCATCGTCTGGTTCGGGAGTCAGCGTCTTGGCGTTCGCCTTGATCCACGCGAGCGCCTTTTCGATGGTCGGGAAAGAGTATTCCTTCTCCGGATCTTGATACGGCGTTTTCGGATTTCTGTTCGCCTTGCGCACAGCAGGATCGTCCACGCACACTACGAAACCATTTTCGATAGTACGAATTTCGGCGATGGTTCCGGTGCGCATGGACGTGTCCCTTTCTTACGCGATGGCTTCCCACGCAAACGACTTGCTCGCGGGAATATCCGCCAACTTGATCGTGAAGCTGTTGGCGTTGGTCGCCGTGCCGGATGGCCCGTTGACCGTGACACCGCTGGCGACATCGAGCGTGCGCGTGCCCGCCGCGACGGTGCGGACGGCCGAATTCGCTGCCATGTCTTGGTACCACTCCAGCGAGATGCGGTCGGTGAGGTTGACCCAGCGCACCACACGCGGCATGAAGCCGAGTTGGATCGTGGTGTCGGCGGCAGCGCCCGCATCCGTGGTGACGGAGCCGGAAGCATGGTTGACGATGCCTTCGCTGTTGTACTGCAGATTGACGGTGAGAGCCATGTCGGTTCCTTAGTCGAGAGATTTGATTACGCGGACAGCACGGTGTGCCACTGACCTTTGGACGTTGCGACGAAGAAGCATGCCTTGCCCCCTGCAATCGCGAACGCCGCGTTCGCGCCAAGAGCGTTGATCGTCTCGCCCACAGCAGGGAACACGTTCATGGAGTTCGCAGCGGCATTGGCGACGGTGAGAAACAGCCCGCCAGACGAGTTCGGCAGCTTCACCGAATCCGCGATGGTTGCCACGACCGTGACACGCGTTGTCATGAAATTGATCTGGAACGCGTTGGCTTGCCCGCCGCCTGCTGTGGCGGTAACACTGTCGTTTGTCGCCAGATACTGCGCCCACACCGCTTTTTCAAACGGGTCCGTCAGCGAAGCGTTGATGAAGTTGATGTCTACGATGGCCATAGTGTTCTCCTGTGCGAGCGGGGGATCGCTCCCCCGCTCATGTGGGTTAGGCCGTCGCGGCTGCTTCCAACCGGACCATGAAGCAGTCCTGCAGGATGACAGCAGCTTGCCATGCCTTCCAGCCCACGGAGCCACGCTGACCCAACGGGTCGCCAGCCACCGGCTTCGGATTCACGACCATCGGCGTCAGCGAGTCGCGCCCGCGCAGCGGCACGATACCGAACGCATCGCGGCCGAGATACAGCAGCGGATACACGTCGGCGTTGACACCGGTCGTGGAGCGCATCGTGAGCTTCGCGCCGCCAGCATCGGGGAACGGCGTGAACACCGTCGAGATGAGATATCGCACGCGTTCGACCGCGCCGATCTCGTTCTCGTACGGAGTGACCGTGCCGTATTGCTTGGTCGGAATGAAGCCGACGATGTTGCGGATGTCCGTTTCCGAATCCGGATGCGCGAGGCAGATGAATGCGGCCTCGACCGGTTCCGTCCGATAGTTCGGAGTGGACGACAGGATCTGCGTGATCGGCTTCGCATTCTGCCGCGTCAGCGCCGTGGTGATCTGGCGTTGCAGCGTCAGGTTGGGCGGCGTGTTGACCGCATTGCGAACGCCGCCGTTCGACCAGAACACATTCGTCCCAGCCTTCAGCACGTTGTAGCGAACGGCCTCGAACGTTTGCGCCGCCGATTCCGACAGAATCTGCGTGGCTTCCGACAGGATCGGATCTTCGTGCGTGTCCTCGACCACATCGGTGATGTTGATGTAGTCACCGTACTGGTTCAGTTGCACGGTGTAGTCTTGGAACGACAGCTTGAGACCGGCCGGGGTGACACCTTCGAGCAGCGGCGTGAGCGACAGCGGCGTGAAGAACGGATTCGCCGGATTGCCAGCGCCCGCCGAACCGGTCGCGCCGGTCAGGAAGTAACGCCGGAATTTCGCCGTGCGCGTGCTGTTGAGCGGGATCGGATACGACTGGCCGAAACGCTCGATGACCATGTAGGGCATCGCGCGCTTGAGCAGTTCCTTGACGACGTACGCGGCGGTACGCGGAGAGATGTCACCGTACTGGACAACGTTTGCCATGATGGCTCCTTAGAGAGTGGAATCCGTATGTGCCCTACTTACCTGCGGCGGAAGCCTCGGCCCATGCTGCATCGAAATCATTCGGGTCGGCTGCTGCTGTCGCTGTAGTGCGTTTCGAATCGACCACTGTCAACTTGCCCGCCGCTTTCTTGGCTGCTGCTGAGAGTTCGGTCTTTACTGCTGCCGGTGCTGCTGGCGGGGTGCTTGCCGCTGCAACCGGATGTGCTTTCTTGTAGTCCGATACTAGCTGTGAGACTTCTTCGGGTGTGCCTTCCTTCATTACCTGCTGGGCACCGAGCTTCTGGTACGTCGGCAGTGTGGCTACCCATTCCTCGACTTTATCACGGATCGTGCTGTAGTCGCTGTGATCTTTCTCCAGCATCGTCAGCGTGATCTGCTGTTCGATAGCATCCGACATGGCACCAAACCTGTCAAGCACCGGGTCGTACTGCTTCTTGATTTGGCTGAACACGTACTGCACCGCATTGAACACTGCTGCCTTGGTGCGAATAGCTTCGGCCTTGTCGATGTCAGGCCACTGCTCGACGTGTGCAGCAAGAATGGCCTTCTCTTCGTCCGTAGGCTGATACCACGCGGGCGCTTCCGGTGTGACTGGCGCGGTAGGCGTTTCCGTCGCCGCAGGCGCGGCCGGAGCGGCTTTGACAGCGGCAGCAGCCGTCTCCATCTCGGCGATCTTCGCCAGTGCATCTTCGAGTTGCTTCGCCGGATCGGGCGCAGCAACAGCGGCAGCGGCAGCAGCCGCCGCTTCTTCCGCAGCGACTTCCTCCGGCGTCTTGACCGCAGTGCCGTCTCCGGCTGCAAGAGCCGCAGCAGCGGCAGCGGCAGCGGCAGCTTCCGCTTCCAGTTCCTCTGGTGTCTTGGCCACTGGCGCGGGCGCGGTGTCTTTCGTGATCTCCGCAAACACGGCGTCAAAATCGTCCTCGGCGGGTGTCTCGACTGCTGGCACGACAGGCGCTGCCGGAGTGGCGACGGGAGTGGTAACTGGAGCGGCGGTTGCGGTAGTCATATGTGGCCTTATAGTCTGCGTGCTACTTGTTGTCAATGGAGCCGTTCAGTGGCTCCAGTATCCATTTGCGTACTTCCATGTATCCCTGCGCGGTCCCCTGCCACTTTTCCAGTTCGTTGGCGGGGACTTTCAGCAGCTTCTCCTTAATCTGGTCAATGTGCAGATTCAGAAGCTGGAGGACTGTCTGTACCGCTGGTTCTCCGGAAGCCTGCTGCAATCGGAGCCGGTACTCCAGCACCTGATCGCGCTGCGTGAACATCGGTTGGGGTAACGCCACTTTCTAGCCCTCCTAGAATTGCATTGAACTGCGCGACTTCGCTCCCCGTGGAATTTTTGTCCGACTGTGTGAGCGACTTGGTGGCATCGGCGAGCAGCTTGCGCACCTCTGCCTTCAACAACTCCTGCATGTCCAGCTTGTCCTGTTGCGCTTGCTGATCGGCCGCAGCATCGATAGCGGTTGCTTCATCGGCATCGACCACGACGCCGGTCACGTCAACGTCGCGCACCTTCATCTTTTCCTGCAGCAGCTTGTGCCACTTCACGTACCGTTTCTCTTCCGGCTGCAGCGTCTGCCCCAGCATGTCGAGCGCCATGCCGCGCACCTCTTTCGCGATGAGTGATGTCGAGCCGCGAGCGATGGGAGTGAAATCCCCGCGCACTTCCGGATTGGTGTTGAAGTGCTTGTTGAACAGGATCACCGCGCTGACGTACGAGATGGTGAAGTTGTCGTAGTTGCGCACCACGTCCTTGAACGGGAGCGCGAGATCGCCTTTCATCATCGATGCGCCTGCGGCCGAACGGAACGGCTCGCTGGGCATCTTCTCCATGTCGCCGCCCGTGCCGGGATTGATGAACGTCTCCATGTCGGCGAAGCTCATGTGCATGTCGATGACACTCTTCAGATCGCCGATGTGATTGTCGATCTGGATATTCTTCACCGCTGGAATCGCCGCTTCCGCGCCTGTGCCCTCGCGATACCATATCTTGTACGGAACGACGTTCTTGATGTCGGTGTCGGTGCGCAGCAGTTCGGTGTTGACTTCGAGGTTCGGCCCGCAGGTGATCGACGCATTGTCCATCGTCATCCGCGTTGCCGCCGCCACGCCCATCTGCGAATCGCGCATGATGTTGGGCAGGCCGTTGCCAAGCAGCGAACTGTCATCCTCTTCGAAGATGAAGTGGTGGTAGATCTTCACGCGCTCGTCGGGTTCCAACTCGACCCACGGCGACATGTCGCACTTGATAACCTCCGTGTCGAGCATCCATACCGACGCATCCACCATGTCGGCCGACAGCCCCTGCGGCAATTCGATGTTGGCCTCGCGCAACTGCGCGCTCGACACGACACCATCCCACACCAGAATTTCGTACTTGCTGCTCGACAACACGTTGACGCTGCTCTGCACGCCCATCGTGCGCAGTTCGGTCTCATACGTACGCTCGCGCCAGTTGCCCTTGGGCACGCTCGCCATGTATCTCTTGATGTTGTCACCGAAGAAATCCTGACGATCCGCAAGCTCGCGTAACTGCACCTTCGACATCACGAGCCGATGGAACTGTCCGTCCATCTGGCTGAGATGCTTCGCTGTCATGTCGGGGTAGTAATCCCACACCGGCACGAACTCGAACTGCGGCCGGAACGCGGTGTACTCCTGCGGCGCGAAACTCCCCATCGCATCCTTCACCCAGCGCCGCTGCTTCTGCGGGCGCGCGAACGGACCCTTCAGCACACCCAGCCCGTACAGCACGCCGCTGAACAGCACCTTGCGCGCGAGCGCGACCATCGGCAGATTCCGATTGCCGCCGATCTCGGCCAACTGATCCTCGATCTCGCGCTCTAGGTTTTCAGCCCTTGTAGTCGCGAACGCCTTGATCGCCGCCTCGATCACCGCATCGGTGAGTTGCTTCTGTGCCGACTGCACGCCCGCCTGTGCCTGCTGCAGCACGATTTGCAGATCCTCCATCGACAGATTGGGAATCGGTGATGCGCCGACGCCCCAATTCTTCTCGGTGGTGGGGAACAGCAGGTTCATCAAGCGTGCGACCATCGACACGACCTTGACGCGCGTCAAGCGTGGGTACGCCTGCGAGCGATTCACATCGAGTTGCTTTTTGATGTCGGGATCGTACTCGCCGAGAAACTGGCGCAGGTTGCGCGTCCAGCGTAGTTCCGTGAGCTTGCGATGATTTTCGTACGTCTTGAAATCGGACATCAGCCGAATGCCGAGATTTTTCAGCTTCAGTTGGTCGATAGGCAGCGGAGCAGTTTGTTCCGGTGCGCTGACCGCATCCGATGGCTTCACCGGTTGGGGCGGGGGCATACTCGCAACCGGCTGTGCAATCGGGTCCATGCATGTTCCTATCGTGTGTTGTAGATGTTCGTGAACTGCTGCGTTGGTCCCTGCGCTTTGCGCTTGACACTACGCTCACTGTCCACGAAGAAGTATTGGCACAGGTAGCTGAATGCGTCACCCGGATGCGAATGCTCATTCTTCATTGGCGTGTCTCTGGTATCGCCTTTGGTGTTCGTAGTGTACCTCCAGCCACTACGCAACGCACGAATGAGTCTGACGCATCTCGGGTCGATCTGCAGTGCAGGCCCGTTTTCCGTGATGCGCGTGGTGAAATGCTCGATAGCGTCGATGCGCCCCGCCAACTGATTGTTGTCGGTGGCCACCTTCACCTTGAAATCCTTCTTGAAAATGTCTACGACGGTGCGTTCGTCCGTCTGCGCACGCTGATTGGCCGCTGGATCGGGCGAAACTAAGAAATCCGCGTCTGTATATGACTGTTTTAGGTGTGGTTTTAGCTTGTCGGAAATGAACCTTTTTGCCCCATAATCGCGTGTGCAAAGCTCCGAAAGCACGTTCAAACGGCCGAAATTGTCCACTTGGCCGAACATCATCGCGGTATTCATCCCCGGATCAAGCCCGCCGACGAGCTTCAGATGCGGGTTGTAGCGCAGGGGCTGCTTGGCGATGTGAATCATCGAATTGAACGTCGCGATGACAGGCTTGCCGCTGATGCTGTAGCCCCACTCGACCTCGATGAACTGCTTGACCCAATGCTCCGACTTGTCCTGTGCCAGCGAGGTGTAATACTCGCGCTTGCCCGGTAGATTCTCGGTGTTCTCGGCGTCGGGGCTGAATCCTGACGGCTGCTCGAAGTAGGTCCAGTTGCTGAACTCCTTTTTGCCCGCCAGCAGACGCTCGTTGCGGCGAACCGATCGATCCAGTTCCGACGCGTCGAACTGCTCCGAATCGTCCAGTGCTTCCTTCCACCAGTCGTCCTCGTTGCCGGGGTTGCTCGACCCCCACATGCCCCAATTCGTCGCGCCGCCGTCTTTCTCCGGTGGGTACCGGCCGCAGCGTGCGGCGAGCGCATCAACGATCTTGCGCGGGATCTGCACGAACTCATCGATAATGACGAACGTGGTCTCCAGAGACAACACGCGATTCACGTCGTCCTCGGTGTCGAGCGCGCGGAACATCACCTCGCATTCGACATCGGCGAATTTCAGCAGGAAGTTTTTGTCCGTTGCCTTCCACTCACCCGCCTCACCGTCCTTGAACCAATAATTCCAACTGGTGATCGTGGTGTCTTTCAACTGCGGCATCGTGTTGCGCACGATGACTGCACGCACATGTCGCTTGCCGGTGATCGGCGATTTGGCCTGCAGCGTGCACATCAAGATGAGCTTGAAGAAGATGCCCGTGGTCTTGCCACTACCCACCGGGCCGATGATCCAATCGCTGAACAGTCTGCCCGGTGTGTAGTGCTTGATGAACTCGCGTACGGTGCGCGCGGGCTTGTAGTCGATGATGGCCATCAGGAGAAAATAAATCCGGGTGTGTCTGGATTGTCCTTGACCGCCGCCAGCAACTGCTCGTGGTGGTACGCGAGCAGACTCACCACCAGCGGGTGGTCCCCCGGCAGCGAGAATCTGGTTGTCCTCTCACCGCCCTCGAACTCGACGTTATAGTCGATCTCGACGCGGCAGGCATCGATGCGCGTGCCCATCAGTTGCCCATCGACATGAGTGCTGCTATCAGCAGTGCTACGAATACACCGATCAGCACACCCGTCAGCAACTCCTGCCGCTCCTGTTTCACTACAGTCGTCCCATCAGCACCAACACCAGCACGATGAGCAGCACGATGCCGATGCCGCCCGTGGGTCCGTAGCCCCACGCCTGCGCGTGCGGCCATACCGGCAATACTCCAACCAGAATCAGAATCAGGACGATCAGCAGAATGGTTCCTATGCTCATGACTTTTTCTCCTTCACAACTGGATATTGATCTGCAGCGGAACGACAGGTGCCCGGTCGGACTCCTTCGGCTCGAACCCGGCGACTCTCCACGTGGCCTCGATCATGCGTGCCTTGATCGCAGCGGGAGTGTATTGGGAGTGGATCAGTTTCCACGATGTCGGCAGCAGCGCCTCGCTCTGCATGCGCGCCTTGACCCGGAACGCCATGCCTTCCTTCTGCAGCATGTCCTGCGCGTCCCGAAATGCTTTCTGGAACGCAGGGTTGCCGGTGAGCCGCACGAAGTCATCCTTGGATAGCTCGTAGACGGCGCAAATCTCCTTGGGTGAGCTTTCCCCGAGCGCCAGTTCCACGGGGAGCATGGCGGGCCATCCGACGCGCTGTGCGGGGTCGGGATTTTCCTCCAGCAGCACTACATCGCTCTTGGGGGTGTATTCCTCAACGTCATTCGCCAAGATCAAGCTCCAGTTGCTTGCGACTCGCACGATTTCGCTTCTTCATGCGTTCGTTATAGCTTTTCCGCCCCGCACGAACCTTGTCCGCGTTGGCTTTCTTCCATTCTTTCTGTTTGGCATTGTTACATGCCTTGCAGTACCAATGATACCCGTCGGGTGACGAGTTGTTGATCCCGAAGTTGGTAAGAGGCTGTGGCCTGCCCCCCTGCTCGCAGTCGGGACACGAGCAACGCTTGCGGAGGGACTTGTCTGGTGTAGTCATAGGGTAAAAGTACCGAAAAAGCGGGTAAAAGTCAAGAATTTAGTGGTATAAGGCGCTAAATAGGGTCGATAGTTACCACAATTAGAGAGGGTATAAGCCAAAAAATTTTGCCAATTTTAAGTGTGAAATGGGCAAATCACCCGCCAGCCGCGCGCCTACAAGCCCCTTGCCCCTACTTCCGTAGCAATAAGAATTACTTAGTTGCATGCTACCAGCATCGCACCTGCCTCGTGGGTAACAGATGGGGATGGCCAGAACAATGGACAATGACAAATTAGTGAAACGTTTCACTAATTCATAGTGCTAGATCAGACATGGATTGCGCAATAGTGCTAATATGTCAACAGTGCCAAAACAAACGGCACTATCCTGTAACACTTATTCACTCATTCAAGGATCACATCATGGCAACATCTAAACAGGTCAAGCGGGAAGCTCTCAAGCATGCCAAGGCAGCAGCCAAGGCGAATCAGGCGTACACAAACCTTTCCGCCGAGGGAAAGCGCCGCGTTAACGCTATCGTCAAGGCAGGCAAGGCGATTGGCACGGCACGGGAAACGATTGCACAGATGATGTCCGAGCAATTCCCGACGCTGCGCGAGTTCAAGCGGTACGAGAGCAACAAGGAGTTTTTCCGCGCCATCAAGCAAGAGAGCAACAATGGCACGGCGTACCAGTACGCCCTCGCATGGGCCAAGGAGAAGTTCGGTGGCCCGCTGCGCAAGGACGGCAGCATCGGTGGCGGCGAGGGTGGCGGAATGACGTTCGGACGCTGGGCGAATGCTTGGGATATGAAGCTCGATTCCGTCGTGGAGTATGCAGCCAAGGTTCCCAAGGCCGACATTGAACCGGCAGCATACGCCCGCTTTTTGTAACTGATCGAAATTATCGTCAACGCGCAAGTGGAATTCAAGGCGTACACTGACGCGGAGAAGCTCG